TAATGATCTCTGATAGATCAGGTGCAGCATTTCCATATAGAGAAATGGTTCAAGAATGGAATGGTGCATGGGTACATAATTCTGAATACGAACCTAAACAACCACAAATAGATCCAAGACCACATGGTGCAGATGCGCAAGCTTTACAACACGCTAAACCAGCAAGAGTAGAATTTGCAGTAGAAGATCTCTTACCAGACAATCCTTTCACAACTACGGCTGCTTCAAAAACTTTAAGTGTTTCATTTCCAAGTAATAATTTTAATGAAGGAACAACTCATGTAACATTTAGAGAACTTAAACAACCTGTGGGAGGGGTGGCAATAGCAACTTTAGAATTAACCACTACATTGAATGGAGCAATATCTGATTCAGCTACTACAATTACTTTAACTGATGCAAGTGAATTTCCTACATCTGGATATATTATGATTAGAAAAGTATTGACTTCAAGTGATACAAGTAATCCACTTCTTGTTGGAACTTATCAAAATGAAGTTATAAAATATACGGGAAAATCAACTCATGATTTAACAGGATGTACAAGAGGTAGTTCAGCACCTTATAAAGGATTAACACCACCTAGCACTACAGCCGGATCACATTCAAGTGGAGCAAAAGTATTTGGTTCTTATTTAGCAACAGCAGTGGGAACAAGTTATACACCTGTAAGTCCTCCAGGAACAGAAACTCAATACAATTCATTAACAGTGCCATTAGTTTCTAATGCTACAAGCACTGATACAGGGGGCGGTTTTCAGTGTACAATTGGACCCGTAAATGATAGAGATTAATTATGGCTGGAATTAGTTATTCAACATTAGTTACAATGATTAGGAGCTACACAGAGGTAGACGATACTGTATTTACTACAGATATTTTAGAAAATTTTATTTTAAATGCTCAACATAGAATAAGTAGTGATGTACCAGTTGATTCTGATAGAGTTGAGTATGAAGGAACTTTAGCAGCAGATGTTAATACTGTTAGAGTACCTACTGGAATGCTTTTTGTAAGAGGAGTTCAAGTTTTTAATTCTACATCTAGTAGAACAGGTCAAAGTACTTGGCTTCAAAAAAGAGATAGAACTTTTATAAATGAATATGTGGGAAAATTAACAGGTCCTGAAGGGTCTCAAACTGGCCAAGATGTAACCGCATTACCTAAATATTATGCAATGTTTGGAGGAGCGACTGGAGATGGATCAACTACTTCAGGGAATATTATAATGGCACCTACTCCTGACGCTAATTATTTAATAAATATTCATGGAAATGTTGCTCCAGATACTTTGGAATCAGGGAATGTTACTAATTATATTAGTCTGAATTACCCTCAATTATTATTATATGCTTGTCTGGTAGAGGCATATGGATTTTTAAAAGGTCCAATGGATATGTTGACATTATATGAACAAAAGTATAAACAAGAACTAGAAAAATTTGCAAGTGTGCAAATTGGGAGACGTAGAAGAGATGATTATACAGACGGCACTGTCCGTATACCAATTGAATCTGCGAATCAGTAATTAGGAGATAACTATGGCGATAACATCAGCAATTTGTAATAGCTTTAAGCAAGAAATTTTAGAAGCAGAACACAATTTTACAGCTTCAACTGGAAATACGTTTAACTTAGCTTTATACACTAGCTCTGCAACTTTAGGAGCATCTACTACAGCTTACGCAAGTACTAACGAAATAACAAATACTTCGGGAACTGCTTATTCAGCTAAAGGAAAAGCTTTAACAAGTGTTACACCAACATTAGATTCATCAACTGCAGTTTGTGATTTTGCAGATGTCTCTTGGACATCAGCTTCTTTCACAGCTAATGGATGTTTGATTTTTAATGATTCACATTCTACAGACGCAGCAGTTTGTGCGGTAGCATTCGGTGGTGATAAAACTGTATCAAGCGGAACTTTCACAGTTCAGTTTCCAGCAGCGGCAGCAACTACAGCGATAATTCGTATAGCATAGGGAGTCAGTCCTTATGGCTAATACTTGGAATAGATCCGGAACAACCTGGGGTCAAGGCCTTTGGGGTGAACAAGATAATAATTTAGCAGAACTTACTGGTATATCAGCAACAACATCTATTGGCGATTTAGTAGCTTATGCTGAACAAGGATGGGGTCGTGATGCTTATGGTGAAGAACCATGGGGCGATAGTTATGATCCAAATATTATTATTGAAACTGGTTTTGGATTAACTTCTTCTTTAGGAACTGCAACAGTCACAACTGAATTAAACGCAGGATGGGGATCTGATGCTTATGGTGTAGAAAACTGGGGTGCATCAGGATTAACCATTACTTTAACAGCTCCTGATGGTCTTACGGCATCTCTTCCAGATGTAAGTTGGGGATATCAAACTTGGGGATCTGAATCAACTGGTTGGGGTGGTGAGTATTATTTAGCACCAGCAGATGTAATGGGATTAACAGGAGTGGGTGCTACTTCAAGTCTAGGTACACCAACTATTATCCTATCACCAATAGTTTCTTTAAGTGGATTAAGTGTAACATCTTCAGTAGGAGCAATTACTCCAACTGAAATGGAAATAGGTTTAACTGGTCAAGGAGCTACTGCTTCAGTAGGAGCTATTACACCAGCAGATGTAGTAGGATTAACAGGACTAGATGCTACTTCTTCTGTTGGAAGCATAGAGACGAGTGATGCCCAAATATTTGACATAACTGGTGTAGGTGCAACTTCTTCAGTAGGTTCTATTACACTTGATGATATGCAGGTAGGATTATCTGGTCAATCAGCAACTTCTGGAGTTGGCTCTATTTCACCAACAGAAATGGTAATGGGATTAACTGGTGTTTCTGCTACAATTAGTGTAGGAGAGGTTGGTGGTCCAATAGCATGGAAAAAAGTAACTCCAACACAAGGCGGTAGTTATAGTAAAAGAACAGCTACACAAGGGGGTAGTTGGAGTAAAGTTACAACACCTTAATAAATATATAATGTTGACATTATGGATAAAACAAATTAAAAATAACAAATTAAGCAGGAGATAAATTATGGCTTCAACATACACACCTTTGGGTGTTGAAAAAATGGCAACCGGTGAAAATGCCGGTACATGGGGAACAAAAACCAATACAAACTTAGAAATTATCGAGCAATTCGCTGGTGGTTATACTACTCAGGCGGTTTCAGATTCAGGTGATACAACTCTTTCAGTATCAGATGGATCAACTGGAGCAACTCTTGCTCATAGAGTAATTGATTTAACAGGAGCACTTACAGGTGCAAGAAACGTAACTATTCCTATTGACGTACAACAAATGTATGTCCTTAAAAATTCTACAACAGGATCACAAGCAGTAACATTTAAATATGTGACTGGTACAGGATCTAGTGTTGCATTTACAGGTGGTGATACATCTTCTAAAATAGTTTATGGTACAGGGTCAGGATCTAATCCAAACATTATTGATTTAGGATTTGTTACTACTACTGGTACTCAAACTTTAACAAACAAAACTTTAACATCTCCTATAATAGGAACTTCTATTTTAGATACTAATGGGCTTGAATTAGCTCTTTTAACAGCGACAAGTTCTGCAGTTAATGAAATTACATTAGCTAATGCAGCTACTGGTAATAGCCCTATTATTAGTGCAACAGGAGATGATTCAAATGTAGGTATACAATTTAAAACAAAAGGAACTGGAGTTATTCAAGCCGAAGACGGTGGTGGAACAGTTGCTGCAGTTAAGATTGCAGGAAAAGAAACTATATGGATTCCTGCGGTTGCAATGTATCCTGCTACATCAAATGGATGTGGTTCATTAGCTCAAACAGAATTAACAGCACAAAGACCTGAAGTTAAAGCTTTACCTTTTGATGCATCTTCAGATGAATATGCACAATTTGCAGTAGCTTTTCCAAAATCTTGGAATGAAGGAACAGTAACTTTTCAAAGTTTCTGGTCTTGCACAGGAACTAATACTGGTACAGTATGCTTTGCAATGCAAGGAGTCGCTGTATCTAGTGATGATACTTTAGATGTTGCTATGGGAACAGCGGTGCCTAACACTGCTTTAGCGGCTTCTGGTACAGCAAACGATTTAATGGTTAACGTAGAAAGTGGAGCCGTAACAATAGGTGGTTCTCCAGCAGCAGGCGATGAATGTTTCTTTAATATATTTAGAGACGTATCTGCAGACGATCAAACAGCTGATGCAAGATTGCTAGGGATTAAATTATACTTTACTACGGATGCTGCTAACGACGTTTAATAGGAGTATAGTATGAGAAATATTAAAGACGAATCTCTAAAAATAAGTAAAAATAACACACGACCAAAAACTAAAAGTTTTGGCTACCAAATATTAGGAATGGGTGGCGGTACAGTTGTACCTCCATTTAGTTTTGATTATTTTGTTGTTGGTGGCGGCGGTGGCGGAGGAAGTTCTGGAAATAGTGGAGGCGGCGGTGGCGCCGGAGCTGGAGGTTATAGAACTTCTGGTTATGGACCTTCACCTCTTAGAGGATCTTCTATTGGCCCCGGAAAAAATTGCGGTACTTATCCAATTGTAATTGGAGCAGGTGGCGCTGGTGGAACAGCACCTAGTAGAACTGGTACTGATGGTGTTAATACAAGTTTTGCAGCCCCTTCTCCTTTTGGAATAACTTCTGAAGGTGGTGGCGGCGGTGGTGGTGTCACGGCCTATAGTCAAAGAACACCAGGTCAAGACGGAGGATCGGGTGGTGGTGGTGCTGGAGCAGGCGGACCTGCTCCTACAATGCCAGCTGGACCTTCTTTAGGTGGAGAAGGAAATAATCCTCCTGTAACTCCTCCTCAAGGAAACGATGGTGCGAATCAAGATTTAACACCCCATGCTGACCAACCAGGAGCAGCTGGCGGTGGTGGTATAGGTGGTGCTGGACAATCAAATCCTGGACCACAAAGAAATGCCGGTGGAAATGGCGGCGGTGGTGTAGTAAATAATATTAATGGATCTTGTACTACTTACGCTGGTGGCGGCGGTGGTGGCGGATCACACAACGCAGGTGGATGCGGTGGACCCGAAGGAGGGTGTGGCGGATCTGGTGGCGGCGGTCATGGCGGCGGAACTGGACCAAAAGGAGCACCTTCTTCAGGAGCCGATGGTACAAATGGTCTTGGTGGTGGCGGCGGCGGTGGAGCACCCGCAGGGGGAACTCGACAAGACGGCGGTGATGGCGGAGATGGTATTGTAATAATTAGAGCACCTGCCGATAAAACTTTAACAGTATCACCTGGTACAAATAGCACATCTACTCATCCATCGGGATGTAAGGTAGCTACTTTTACAGTTACTGGTTGTTTAACTATTTCATAATTTTTTCTTTACTCTTTATTTATATTGATATAAAACATATGTATAAAGACATATGAATCTTACACACTATTATTGGTATTTTAAATCAGCAGTTCCAGAACGTATCTGTGATGATATTGTGCGTTACGGAAAATCTTTACAAGATAAAATGGCTACTACGGGTGGTTATGGAGATCCAAAAAAATTAAATAAAAAACAAATTAAGGATTTAAAATCAAAAAGAGATTCAGATGTTGTTTGGATGAGTGATAGATGGATATATAAAGAAATTCAACCTTATGTTCATCAAGCAAATTTAAACGCAGGATGGAATTTTCAATGGGATTTTTCGGAATCCTGTCAATTTACAAAATATAATAAAAACCAATACTATGATTGGCATTGCGATAGTTGGGATAAACCTTATGAAGATGGAGAAACAAAAGGTAAAATAAGAAAATTATCGGTAACAGTTTCTTTATCTGAAGGGGGTAAAGATTATACTGGTGGTGAATTAGAATTTGATTTTAGAAATTTAGACCCAGATAAAAAACCTAATATACGTAAATGTAAAGAAATTTTACCTAAAGGATCTTTGGTAGTGTTTCCTGGATTTGTTTGGCATAGAGTATGCCCTGTTAAAAAAGGATCAAGATATAGTTTAGTAGTATGGAATTTAGGAGCGCCTTATAAATAATGATTTTTCCGAAACAATTATCATTAGAAGACCATTTTAAATGTCCCATATGGTATGCTGAAGCACCTAAATTTGTAAAAAAATTAAATACAGCATCAGACAAATATATCAAACAAGCTAAAAAGAATTTAAAAAAAAACATAGATAAAAGAAATAAAGTATATGGAAATAAAGGAGATATGGGACATGTTTTTCATTCCACTCCTTTAATAGACCCTGCTTTTAAACCATTACGAGAATATGTGGTAGTAACAGCATCTAATCTTTTAGATGAAATGGGTTTTGATTTAAGAAATTATCAAATGGCTATAACTGAAATGTGGGTACAAGAATTTGCTAAAAATGGTGGTGGTCATCATACCTTACATACACATTGGAATGGACATATTTCTGGTTTTTATTTTTTAAAATGTAGTGATGCAACATCTAGACCAATATTTCAAGATCCACGACCGGGAAATGCGATGAATCTTTTACCTGAAAAAGACGTTACTAAAATAACTTATGCAAGTAATCAAATTAACTATAATATTAAACCTGGAACAATGATGTTCTTTCCATCTTTTATGCCTCATATGTATTCTGTAGATATGGGATATGAACCATTTAGATTTATACATTGGAATATACAAGCATCACCAAAACAAAATGTTTAAAACAATTGATAATTATTTATCTGTAGATGATCATCTTATTTTAAAAAATTTAATGGAGTCTCAATCTTTTCCTTGGTTTTTTCAAAGTGGTTGTGTTACAGAAAAAAGTAAATTGTTTGATTATCAATTTGTACATATATTTTATGGAAACTATAGTTCTAACTCTAATTATTTTAATAACATTAATCCTTTAATTACAAAATTAAAACCTAATGCTTTAATTAGAATAAAAGCTAATTTAAATCCTATAAGTAATAAGATGGTTAAATATGAAGAACACGTAGATCAAACTTTTAAATGTAAGGTGGCTTTATATTATATAAATGATAATAATGGTTATACAATGATAGGTGATAAAAAAGTTGAAAGTAAAAGTAATAGAATGGTTTTATTTAATTCAAATCAAAAACATTATGGAACTAATTCTACAAATTTTAATAATAGAATAGTAATAAACTTTAATTATTTTTAAGGAGAAAAACATGTCATTTAAAAAAAATAAATATTCAATATTAAAAGGAGCTATAAGTAAAGAGCTAGCCAATTTTACATACGCTTATTTTTTAAATAAAAGAAAAGTTGCTAGATTTTTATTTGATAAAAAATGGCTTTCACCGTTTACAGAATACTATGGTGTGTGGAATGATCATCAAGCTCCTAATACCTATTCTCACTATGGAGATTTAGTAATGGAAACTTTATTACAAAAAGTAAAACCTGTAATGGAAGAACATACTAAATTAAAATTAAGTGAAACTTATTCTTATGCAAGAATTTATAAAAAGGGTGATGTTCTACATAGACATAAAGATAGATTTTCATGTGAAATATCTACTACTTTAAATTTAGGAGGAGATCATTGGCCTATATATTTAGACCCAACAGGAAGAGAAGGTCAAGCTGGTATTAAAATTGATCTTAAACCTGGAGATATGCTTATATATTCAGGATGTACTTTGGAACATTGGAGAGAAGAATTTATGGGAGACAACTGTGCTCAGGTTTTTCTTCATTATAATAAAGCAGGGACAAAAAATGCTAAGGAAAATCAATTTGATAAACGTCCATTTTTAGGGCTTCCTACTTTTTATAAAGGGTTCAAAATTAAATAAACATTGACTTTTTAATTTAAAAAACTATTAATAATGTTTTAGGAGAAATATGGCACATTTTGCAGAATTAGAATCAAAAGTAGATCCAACAGGATTTACATCTGATACACACTTAGTTGTCAAAAGAGTTATTGTTGTTGGAGACGACATAGAAACAGCAGCTGGCCCTTTAGGTGAAAATAACATGCATGTTGATGGTGAAACATGGTGTGCTAATAAATTAGGTGGTGTTTGGAAACAGACTGATCGCAATAAAAGTTTTAGAAAACTATATGCAGGAGTAGGATATGTATATGATCCTTCAAAAGATAAATTTATTGGACCACAACCTTACGCATCATGGGCATTAGATGCTGAGGATGATTGGGCAGCACCTGTAGCACAACCAGATGAAGGTACAGGAAGTGCAGGAAACGAGATTATTGCAGATTGGGACGAAGATAATCTAAGATGGATAGGAACATCAGTAATAGATGACGATACTGTAGAAAATTTTGTTTGGAATCCTTCAACCTCAGCTTGGGAAGCTGCATAAACTTATATCAG